TGCAACAGGTGCAGAGTATGCAACACAGATCCAGGGGCGCATACCTAAGCGGTATGAAAGTTCCCACTCACGTCCCATATAGGCATAGATGCCGATCAGGAAGTGGAAGACTACGAGTTGGAAAGGACCACCGTTATACAGCCACTCGTCGAGCGATGCGGCTTCCCAGATGGGATAGAAGTGAAGACCGATTGCGTTAGAAGAGGGAACAACTGCACCAGAGATGATGTTGTTACCATACATGAGAGAACCTGCAACAGGCTCACGGATGCCGTCGATATCGACAGGAGGTGCTGCTACGAAAGCGACTACGAAGCAGATAGTTGCTGCCAAGAGTGTCGGGATCATAAGCACACCGAACCAACCAACATACAAACGATTGTTGGTGGAGGTGACCCACTCGCAGAAATTTTCCCACGATGAGGTTGATTGTTGCCTTGAAAGTGTTGAAGCCATTGAATTGAAAAAGGGTTATGTATAAGTGCGGGGAACACTAGGTAAGATATTCCAACTCTACCCTCCAGAGTTGGTATGAAAGACTCTTGTTTAGACACGCTGTTTAGTCTTGGTGAGGCGTGTTAAGAAGCGTTAAGAAATGTGTTGGTCTCTTAACTTGCTGACTTATTTATAATACTACGGTTTCCCAGACCTGTCAAGAATAAACTTTGAGCATATATACTCAACTTATGCCTGCCAGTGAAAGTGAAAGAAGTTCCCTTTAGGATCGCACATCGGATCTTCCGATACTACGCGCCAAGGCAGTTGGGATTGCCCTTTAAAGCTGGTACGTGCTCCAATGATACTGTATGCTTCTAGCATCTTATCATTATCCATAAGACGCTTGACTACTGCTTGCTGAGCAGCAGGTCTCCTATAGAGGAAACCTTCGTACTGTCCAGGAGCGTAAACAACATCAGCAACATTGTTAGGATAGTAAGGAGACATGACACGATTCAGGACAGATACTGCCACGCAGTATTCATCCATAGTGTTCGGTGCCGCCTCTACCTGCACAGTGCGAGCCAAGTGATCGTAATCGACAGCACTGAGAGCTAGGAGTGTTTCTAAGATCATAGCGGTTGAGTGACTACCCTCATATTATAGCACAAATTTTCGGATCGTGCCCTTCTGACCAGACTCTTTCATGTATTTCCTTGCCTCTGATTGGGCATCGAACACCTTAGCAAACCTTTTGTCAGGGGACCAGGTGCTATGCGATACCAAGTATTCGATTTCTTTCTCATCAGTACGACGAGTTGCCACCCAGCGGGAGGTATTATTAGGATCTCTGGACATGATTTGATTCGCTTGTCAACATAATTATGTATAAAAAAAAGGGACCTTCTGTTATGTGGCAGAGGTCCCTTGCGGCGACGATATGAATCTATTTATCAATTGGTAGGAACCACAATAGGTGTCATCATTCCGCCATCTCCACCACCATCATCACCATCATCAGATTGTTTTATTATGATCAGCATAAAGTTTGCTATCATAAATCCAACTGTTAAGGCTAAGAAGTTAGGTGTATCCATCACCAAATGCCAGGGATAATCTGACCCGTGGTTGCATAACTGCCCATAGCAGCGATGATTCCGAGCATTGCTGCCCAACCATTAATACGTTCTGCGTTTTCGTTCATTGCTTTTGCTCCAAAGTTTTGTTAGTGATAATAATTTTCTCTCCATCATGAGAGAATTGTAACTCGTCATCTGGATGCCAGAGAAGTTCTTCGTACATGTCATCCAGTTTTCTCATGTCTTCCCAGAGTTGATTAGGATTACTCATTACTTGGTTTTCAAATACTTAAGGACCGTCGAAGGATCGCTAACCATATATGGATCAGAGGGACAGTTACCCATCCTTCCTTCTTCCACCATGGTCATTTCAATTTCTCCATTATCGACTACCATAGCATACCGCCAAGAACGGAATCCAAATCCCCTATTTGTTTTAGGAATTGACATTCCCATTGCATTAGTAAACTCACCATTCCCATCAGGAAGGGGTTTGACTTTTTCAATACCCATTTGCTCAAACCAAGCATTCATGACAAAGGTGTCATTGACAGAGAGACAATAGACTTCATCGATCATTTGATTACGGATGTCATCATATGCTTCTTCATAGGCAGGAAGCATAAGGTTGCTACAGATAGGAGTAAATGCTCCAGGTAGTGCAAAGATAACGATTCTTTTATCTTCGATGAGGTCAAGAGATGTGAATTGCTTCCACCCCTTGTCAAAGGATTGAAAAATAACTTCGGGAATTTGTGCCATAGTAACTGTCTAAAGGTTTAGAGAACTCCAAAGAACAGTTTACCAGTAAATGCGTAAGAAAGCAAGGCTGCTACGAAACCCATCATTGCTGTGCGTCCGTTCAACTTCTCTGCTCTCTCAGCATACGATTCATAACCGTAACGTTCTGCATCAGTTTGTGAAATATACATTGTAGGTTCAGTGGCATACATGTTTGTACGTCCGCCGTCTTCAGTTGTTACAGTCATGTTACACTCCGTAATGTTTCTTTACATATTATATAGTAAAGATTAAGTTTTGTCAAGCACTTTGAAATATTAAGATTTGAAATCCAATAAAAAAGGACTCCTAATGAGTCCTTAGTATTGATATGTGCGTCTGTCATCCTGTGCAAACGCCATCTAGTTTAAAGTCTATTGGTAAAGACTAAGAGAAGGTGATCACATCCTGACCGACTGACGAAGGAAAGTTAACAGGTTGCCCTGCCACAATCCCATCATAATCAAATGAAATTGTATCAGTATCACTAGTAGAGATACTGTAGTTGGATGTACGACCGAGTTGCTTTGCAATCGCTTTCATACCCTGGTAGTGTCGCCAGATTTCGCTTTGAGTGCTGGCATTAACATCGTTTTCCATAGCGTCTTTGACGCAATTTTCGAGTGCTTTAATTGCTTTCTGATAAGGGTTCATGAGAAGGAAGTAACAGTATCGCGAGTGTAACAAGGAACACCAGCAGGGTCTAACCATTTGGTGTATTCAAAGTCCTCCATAGCATAATCCAATTGAAGTGAATTGTCTAGGAGATACATGTCTTTGTATCGCTTTGTCCATTCATCGAACTTTTGAATTCGATAGTCGGGACGACCATTGATTTGGATCGTCCCAGACTGAACATAACGATAGGGGAAGCGTTCTAGAAGAACTTCAGGTTTCATAATAAAATAGGTCCCGTTCAAGTTTGTTGATGAGAATGTCATAATCATCATCTACATCACCATAAAAGTCAACACCTTTCTCCTCGTAAAATTTCAAAACTTTATTATAAAGAATAGGATACTCGATGTCGAGGGTCACTTGTCGATCAATGGCATCATAAAGAATACCAACAACAGACGAGAACTTTTGTGCTGTAGTCATAAGATTTTACCTTATAGTGGACCATATGTTCCGAGAAGGAACAACGGGTCAGGCAGGATTTGAACCTGCGACCGACTGCTTAGAAGGCAGTTGCTCTATCCAACTGAGCTACTGACCCAGTGGTAGTGATGGTCTCCTCTACTTCAAGCTCAGCGAAGTGATGCAGTTGATCAACCATAATGTCGAACAGTGCGTCTGCAGTGTCTTGATTGTCGTAGAACTCTGTGTTCATTGGAGGATTCCCTTGACTACCCCTGAATTATAACAGAGGAATCAGCAGCGGTCAAGGCTTGTAATAATCTTTTCGCATGTACCGACCAAGGATGTTGCTGTTGTAGTATGCAGGTGTGCCATCGGCCATGCTCTCCGTTAGTACGTTATTGATAAAAAGTTGTTTGGTCTCTTCAAAGTTAGTAAGACCTTTAGATTTATGTAGGCTTAAAATGTCTCGCTTATAGGCAAGATTCCCGAGCCGCTTCCGCTCTTCAGATAATTCAGCAGAGCTTCCGTAGTATCTTTTCCAGTCGCTCTCAGACTTAACTCGCCTGCCTCCATTTCTAGGCTTTCGTAATTGGTTAAAGTATTTTCTACCGATGTACCTCTTACCAGTACAAACATTTGTAATGCAATAGACGAAACCGTAATGATCGTCAATGTCTTTAGATAAAAAAGGTTGTCCATCATAAATCCAGGGGTTTTCATATTCAGTTTCATTTTCATTAGTCGGTCCATCCGTCGTCATCGTAAGTTTGTACTCGCTGCACAATCTCACTATCTAGGTAGGATTCTCTGTCAGAGTAAACTTCTGCCTTAAGTTCTGCAATTGCAAACTCAAGATCGTGAATCAAAACTTTCAGATTCTTTTTATTCATACTCGATATTCTTGTAGGACTTTTAGAACTTCGTTATAGGCATAATGAGCACCGTCATACCACTGACCAGTTTTGCCTGTTTGGTTTTCCATTTCATATAACTCTGTCTTCAGTTTATGAAGACGAGCTTCCATATCAATCTTAAGCATTTGCGATCTCGGCATTAGAGTTTCTCTTGTAGTGATGTCCAGTCTTGATTAAATTGTTCTAATCCCTTATCAGTAAGAACATGGTTGTACATTTTATTAAAAATGGTAATAGGGATAGTACAAATATCAGCTCCCACTCTAAAAGCAGCGGATACTTGATGAACGTCTCTAATCGATGCAGCAAGGACTTGGGTTTTTGCTTGGTGTGTAGCATATACATCTGCGATCTCCTCAATTAATTGATTACCATCAAACGATTGATCAAATACTCTTCCCATAAAGGGTGACACATATGTTGCACCTGCCTTGGATGCAAGTATTGCTTGTGCTGAACTGAATATTAAAGTTACGTTAACACTAATTTCATTGTTTGCCAACTCGGAACATGCTTTAAGCCCCTCTACTGTACATGGAACTTTGATTGTGATGTTTGGTCCGATCTCGATAAATTCTTCTGCCATGTCTAACATTTCCTCAGCGGTCTCTCCGACCACCTCAGCAGATACCGAAGAGTTCCAAGGAAAGATCGCTGAGATCTCCTTGATAACACTCTTAGGGTCTTCGCCTGCTTTAAGCATGAGACTGGGGTTAGTGGTCACTCCGTCGATTAGACCAGTCTCGAATGCTTGGGCAATAAGTTCAGGATCAGAACAGTCCAGAAAGATTTTCATGACTCTCCTGTGTAGGTTTTCAGTATTTATTATACTAGAAAAGCACCCATAAGGGTGCTTTGTTATCATCTTAAGATATTTAAGATGCTATTTGGTGTAAGTACGACCACGATAGCAGAAGGTGCCATGTGACTCCTTGTTCTCTACACAACGGGTAGAATACTCAACACCACGGTATGATGTGTGAGTAATCTGAGCATTGTGAAGACGTGCTGCTTTCTCAATTTGACCTTTGATCAAAGTAAGTGTGTTCATGTGTTTTCTCCTGAAGTTAGGGTGGTTTATTCCCCCGTTCCTTCAGTCGTGTGCGTCCCAGTACCACTCACATTCGGGTGATGAGTCCTTAAGGGTCTCAATCAACTCAACTTTAATAGTATTATCAATATTACTATTCCTCTCAATCTTCAGCATGATAGCATCAGTTTGAGTACAGGTGAGTGTTGTATAGAATAATAGTTCTAGCATGGGATGAACGGCTCCGTTCCGCGACTTACTTGCGTCCCCGAAGGGATGAACGATGATGTGATGAATCCATCACAATACTATTTATAGCACGGATTATTTTATTTGGTAGTTCGTGGTGATACATTACCAGATTTTCTCAATGCTTCTTTTTTAGCAGCAGCCCAGATCATATCTGTTACATCTGGACTCTGCTCATTACCTGCATCTAGCAGGTCATCATAAACTGAATCCAGCGAAGGTGTTTGCTTCGACATCTTGTTTGATTCCGCCGACGACATAACTTTCAATCTCCGTTTCTTGTGGTGCGTTTTGCTGACCCTTAGAGTTCAACCAGTGCTCAGTCCAGGGCAAAGGATTATTCTTAGCAGGAATATCAAAGATAGGATCAAAACCAATCGCTCTCATACGACGGTTAGCAATCCACTCCACATAGTTATGAAGTAAACGATCATTCAAACCAATCATACTACCTCTCTTGAACAGATAGTTTGCCCAGAGTTTCTCTTCATCAACAGTCTTCCTAAACATTTCCATTACGAAAGGTTGTTCTTCTTTAGCAATGACTGCCATTTCTGGATCATCACCCTCACTCCATTTCTTTAGGATATTTTGCGTGATAACCAGGTGTTGGCTTTCATCTCTAGCAATAAGAGAGAGTATCTTAGCTGAGCCCTCCATAAGTTTGTTCTCGCCAAAAGCAAACGAGCATGCAAACGACACATAGAAACGAATGCCTTCGAGGATATTGACATTTGCTACTGCTCTATAGAGTTTTCTCTTTAACTCCCGCCGATCATATTGACCTGTAGGGTGACCATCTTTTGCTAACTCCCACATCGTACCATTATCATACTCATGTGCATGATCAATAAAATCATCATAAGATTGCGTAACAGATGCTGCACGAGACATTACATTCTCATCATCCAGGATTGTGTCAAACACATCTCCAGGATTAGAATATACATTCTTAATGATGTAGGTATAGGAGCGACTGTGAATCATCTCCATAAATTGCCATACATTCATACATGCTTCTAACTCAGGTAGTGAACAGTAAGGGCTAAAAGCCATCCCAGGACCGCGCCCTTGTACGCTATCCAGCATGATTTGGTACTTAAGGTTACTAGTGAAGATGTGCTTCTGCTCTTCCGATAAAGTCTGGTAATCACTACGATCTTTTTGCAATGATACTTCCTCAGGTCTCCAGAAGTATCCCAACTGTTGCTGTGTAAGTTTATCAAAGACAGGATACTTGTATTCATCATACCTTTGCACCCCTAGAGGTTGACCAAAAAACATAGGTTGTTTCTTGGTGTTCACTTTGTTCTTGTTAAATACTGTCATTTTTGTAATCTCGTTAAACCTTGCAACTGTCACAGTCATCTTCCTCGGTGTTAAGTAATTCGTCTATTAGTGCATCAGCATTACCTTTCACTTCAACATCATCTCCATCCTTCTTAGCATCATAGGTATTCTGATAGTAAGAAGTCTTCCAACCATACTTGTATGTGTTAAGAAGATCTTGCGCCATTACTGAGACAGGCACTTCGTTATCAGTATAGTTCTCTGGATTGTAACTCCAGTTACCACTGATTGCCTGATCAAAGAACTTCTGCATTACTGCAGCGACTTTGATATATCCATCGTTATTATGCATATCCCAGAGCAAAGTGTAATTGTTCTTCAGGGTGGTGTATTGAGGAACAATCTGCTTAAGAGGCCCCTTCTTTGATTTTTTAATGGACAGGTAGTCTCTAGGTGGTTCGATTCCATTGGTTGCGTTTGACACAACGGAACTGCTCTCCGAAGGCATTTGTGCGGACAAAGTGCTGTGTCGGAGTCCGTATTCAAGGATTCTACCCCTAAGGTAATCCCAATCGCAAGCAAGGTCATTCGGTACTATGTCATCAACTTCATTCTTATATGTATCAATAGGAAGAATTCCATCAGAGTACTTAGTTTTACCAAAATATCCGCAAGGACCCTTCTCCATTGCAAGACGATTAGATGCTGTTAGAAGAGCGTATTGGAACCTCTCAGTGAGTTTATGAACTAGGTCATGTGCCTTCTGTGAATCGTACTTAGCACCATTCTTAGCAAGGTAGTGTGCAAGACCGATATAACCAATACCCAGAGAGCGACGATTCTTCGTACTAACCTCTGCTGCTTTGACAGGATAGGACTGATAATCAATCAGAGCATCCAGACCACGAACAGCAAGCTCACAAAGTTCATCAAGTTCTTCAATGCCTTTAATCTTACCTATGTTGATAGCAGAAAGAATGCACAAAGCAATCTCACCATTACCATCAATATGTTGGATGGGATCAGTAGGTAGAGTGATCTCCTGACAGAGATTACTCATGTTAACTTTGTCCTTAAAGGATGAGTGAGAATTACAGTGGTCAATATTCATCAGATAGATACGACCTGTCTCTGCTCTCTCCTTAAGGATGTTTAGAATTAGTTCCTGTGCTCCGACAGTCTTCCTCGGAACAGCGTCATTGAGTTCATGCATCCGATATAGAGTGTCAAAGTCATCAGTACCAAAAGCATCATACAAACCTGGTACGTCATGCGGTGAGAACAGGCTAATCTCTCCATTCTGGATGAAACGTTCGTAGAAAATCTTCGATAGTTGGATTGAATAGTCAAGTTTCCTCACTCGATTGTCTTCTGTACCCTTATTGTTCTTAAGAACTAGGATGTCTTCTATTTCTTGGTGCCAGATAGGAAAGTGAACTGTAGCAGAACCACCTCGGATACCGTTTTGTGTGCAGCATCGTACAGTTGATTCAAACTTTTTAAGGAAGGGGACAACACCTGTGTGCTGTACCTCTCCGCCTCTGATCTTAGCGTTGATCCCACGGATTCTGCCTGCGTTGATACCGATTCCAGCACGTTGTGCGACGTATTGACCAATAGCCATATCACTGCTAAAGATACTATCGAGGGTGTCATCAACATCAACGAGAACACAAGATGCAAATTGACGCAGTGGTGTCCTGACCCCTGCCATGATTGGCGTTGGGATGTTGAGTCGGTGCTTGCTGATTGCGTCGTAGTATCTTCTGACATACTCTAATCTATAGAACTTATCATCATCTTGGAAGAGAGTTGCTGCCACCATCATATACATGAATTGAGGCGTCTCAAAGATCTCTCCAGATGAACGATCTTGTACTAGGTATTTATCCGCTACCTGACGAATGCCAGCATATGTGAATAAGTAATCTCGGTCATGATCGATATAACCATTTAGTTGTACCCATTCTTCCTCAGTATATTTTTTCATAATACCTGAGTCATATACTCCACGCTCAACACAATTAGTGACGTGCTCTATGAGGGGTGGATGACCGTTTGGATGCCCATTATATACTGCTTTCCTAAGACCAAACAGCAGTAGTCTTGCAGCAACAAACTGATAGTTAGGTGCATCTAAAGAAATTAGATCATTAGCAGAACGAATTAAAATCTCCTGAACATCAGAAGTCTTAATACCATCAAAGAATTGCAGGTTTGAATTCATTTCAACCTGACTTTCAGACACACCAGCAAGACCATTGCAGGCATGCTCAACCATTGCATGTACCTTTTCTAGATTTAGGGACTCTCGTTCCCCATCACGTTTTACAACATGAATTTCTTTCATACTTTTTTCCATTCGCTGAGTTTAACTAGGGCTTCTAAACCACTGTATGTGTTGAATTCTACCAGAGACTGAACATCATGTCCAGTAAGGAACATGTCATTAATATCTTTCTCGGGTATATTATTTGGCCAGATTACAATCTCGTAACCTTTATTGATTGCTTTCGTCATTCTATTAACAATCTCTGCATTCCTGCATTCATTATCATATACAAAAACTGCTTCTTTACCCTCTAGCAAGTTCCAATCAATGTCGGCACCTGCCATAGCAATAGCATTATCGATATACAGACTGTCAAAAGGACCTTCTGTAATGTAAACAGTTTTATTAAAATCGACCCTATCAAGTCCAAAGACTTTAGATCGATTCTCATCTAGCATGATAGTGATGTAACGCATCTTATCATGCGGATCTAGGGACCTCCCTTGGAATCCAAACCATTCGCCGTTGCTGTCAATGAAAGGAATAATAATTCTTGGGTGATCCTTTTTGACATTCTTAAACGTAGGTTTCTGAGTATTGACCCATGTGCAGAATTTATCGACATGGTAGAGATCCTTATGATTTTCTTTAGGGATCTGACGACCGAGGATGTATCCTAATGCGGGGTGTGGAATATTTAGCTCTGAAATACTTTGAAGATGTCCCTTCTTTTTAAATTTGGGCTTTTCAAAACTTAGTGCTGGATCAGCTACATTACGACCTCTCCCTGTGAGACCAGACTTGTATCTTTCCATGACATATTCGTCATACAAATCAGGTGTGTTGTCCCTTAGGAAACTCCCAAAGGATCTACCAACACCACAGTTATGGCACTTGTAAACTAGTCCGCTTTTCTTGGTAAAAAAATACCCTCGGGACTTGTTCCGATGTTTCTGTGAATCACCACAGTAGGGGCAACGAAAGTTATAGATTCCGTTGCGTACTCTCTTAAAGTTTTCAAACCTAGCAGAGATTAATCTTGCATAATGTTCGTCAATCAACCGATAGACCTAGTGACCTCAATGTCTATACTAGCAGATGGGTCATCAGGTGTCAATGATCTCAGTAGAGATTGTCCTGGCACACTGACCAGGAAAGAGATCACAGCGAGACCACCAAAGATGGACCACATCTTTTTCTCCATCATCCTGAGTCTATCATCTACAAGACGGATGTCTCTCTCACAACCTTTCTTGATTGTGTCCGTCTCTTTGTTGAGATCCGAATGAATTCTATCTATCTTTTCAAATAGAATTCCATCAACCTCACTTTGTGTGGATAACTTTTCATTATGAACAGCAAGCAACTGACCCATCTTTACAGAATTTTCCTGTAATGAATCAACTACTTTTTCTAATCTTTCTAGAATTGCCGAATTAATGTCTGACATTATCTAGTAGCATCCATTTCTGCACCTGCTCTTGCCTGCTTCTTAAGTTGTGAAGTCTTTGCTTGCAGTTGCTTTTGCAATTCTTGCTTCTTAAGCATGATCTTTTTCTTTTCCATGTTGATCTTCATGGCAGCTTGCTGCTGTTTCATTTGAGCATCACCTGCTTCTTGTACATTAATATTCTTCAGGTGATTCGCACGCTTATCCATAAAGAATTGCCCTGCACGACCAGGCATAATTCTTTCAATCTTAACATCACCTCTGTAACGAGGATTGATAAGAAGACGCATCTTCTGTGACAGTTCTGCAGGAGAGTTTGCAAAGATAACAGTCTCACCCACTTGAGGGATAGTCACCTTGTATTGAAATAAACGAGATGGCATCGTAGGATTCTCTTTGGATTCCCCAAGTTTGTTTCCAGGAGCTACCAATTTCTTAGCATCCTTGTTTTTAATTTTACCACGAAATTTCATCACTGGATCATACCCAGCATTAGGTCCTTTAGCGTCAGCGCTACCGCTAAACCCCCCAGTACCAGCAGTCATAACTGTCATATCTTTGCAAGCTCCTCGGCAATGTCGGGATCGTCTTCCAATTCAGGAAGCATTCCTATTGGATATTTATTCAAATATATCAGTATGGTTTTTAGGATACACCAGTATTCCCTTTCTAATTTAAAAAATAGAAGTGGAGTTGCTGCTTCACCAAAAACATTATATAAAATGATGAGATGGTTAATAATAAGATGAGTCCTCAAGGGACCCGATCTTACATAACGTTTGAGAAGACGTTTCAAATACTTGAAACGTTTCATGTCTTCATCAAAGTCATCGCGTGTTACGCAATGAGGATTTTCATAATGTTTCATGGCGAAGAGAATGTAGTTTCCTTCATTCAATTCGTCAAATTTCATTTAGTTAACTAGCAGTGAATGTTGCTGTTGAACCAGAACCACCAGCACCAACAACGTCTCCTGCAGCGAATACAAGATCAGAGTTGGTAGCAGCACCTGCATCCTTCAGAGTTCCACTATTTAGAGCAATTGTCTGTGCCTGAATAGCGTGTGCCTTACCAGTTGCAGCAGCAGTGAAGTCAAACTCAAGACGGTTTGTACCTGTGCCACGAGCATAAGTTGCTGCAATGTTTGCACTGTCAGTTGTATTGCGAACCTGCAGTGTGGGACTACCACCTGTAGTTACAACATCAACCTTCTCATTGTAGATGACAACAACACTTCCTGTTGCTCCACCTTCATAACCCGTCTCTTCAAAGAAGACAGCGGTGATATCTGCGGCTGCAAGGGTGTCAGTACCACGACCACCTTCACCTACAAGACCGTCAACTGCTACAAGAATTTCATCCCAAAATGCTGTTTTGGCAGCGTTCTTATAATGGCGCAGTACCCATCCTTGGTTAGTTGCAAAGATGTTAGAAGGGTCAACACCGCTTCCACGTACAGCCCACTTGGGTTTTGATTCATCAGCGTCGGTTACACCATAAAGCGCCATGGTAATGCTCCTAGTTCGTCGATTTTCTACTTAAGTATTTATAAAAAATAGGGTCTCTGAGACCCCCACAAAAGACCTCAGGCAGCGTCTTCTCTAGACGCTAGTGCCGACTTGACAGCCTCTAATAGAGCGTCGTCTGCGGTCGTTTTAGTAAGCTTCACTGCCTTCTCTAAAACAAGGATACAGATATCTACAAGTTTCTCTCCAAGATCTGCATCATCAGGGATCTTGGAGACTGCATCAGCAACAATTTTTTTAGCAAAGGGTAGTAAGAATGCTAACATGATTTGATTCCAAAATAGGGTCTATCCTATATAGGCTCAATCATATTTTTTCTTACCACCTTTCATATAACCAGAACCTTTCTTGTCATAAAAACGAACACCTTTAGTTCTAGTATCTGTAAACAGTTTTTCCTTTGCTTTTTTGCCCTTGTCTAAGATTTCTTTGTAACGCTTGCCATATTTCATGCGAGCGTCACGTTCTTTATGCTCCTTTTCTTTTTCTAGATGAGCAAGTTCCTCATTGGTCATGAATCTAACCTTTCTTTTTGGTATTCATGATGGCACCTTTGCCATACTTAGCAGCAATGTCTGCTTTCACTCTGTCCATTGCAGAGGTGCCTGCACCATACTTAGCATCTGCTGCCTTCTGCAGTGGAGTCTTACCCTTAGGTTTTTTCTTACCAAATGTATTGGGTGTGTTGCTAACTGGTTTGTCGTAACGTTGGTTACCACCAACACCACCACGCTCCATGCGTCTGTCTTTGAGACGGTCTGCACCCTCTTCAGAAAAGTATTGATTAAATGTCAGCATATTGGAAGTTTCCTTTTCTTCGACGCTTTGATCGCTTTCTTCTGAAACTTCTTCTTGACTGACATAGGCGGTTTCCTCCGTAGATACATCTGTTTCATCACCAAGTTCTTCCTTGCGACGTTTCTTTTCGCACTTTTTACAATCGCAGTCTTCACCACAATTGCTAGAGGAGTCGGAGCCACCCTCCATGACCTCCTCTTTCTTAGGATTTATCTTGATTTTAGTTTTTTTCTCTTGCAGATCATTGAATGATAACATAATCAACCACCGTAATTAGAACGAGCTTTAACGTCTGCCATCTTATTGAAACGCTCCTTCTCTTTTTGAGAAGTGATAGCACTCACAATTTTACCAGACTTGTCCTGTGCCTTACTACCTTTCTTGGAATTCAATCCCTTACTAAGAGCTTCACGACTCAGGTTACCTGCTCTGCGATACATTGCAGTTTCTTTTTTCTTGTCGATCTCCTTGTAACCTTCTTCGATTACATTCTCAATCTCTTGGATAGAGAAGAGTCCAGACTCATACAAGTGTGCAATCTGATCATAGTCTTCACCAAGACGTTTGGCAAGTTTGTCACTGCCCTTGGATACAAGACGTGATGTCTTACCAACTGCTTTCTTCAGACCACGCTTAATTGCACCACCAAGTCTTCTCAGAAGACCAGGCTTCTTAGCACCACCACTGCTGCTAGAAGAACTGCTGCTTTCCCCGCCACCACTAGAAGACGAACCGCTGTCGGAACTGCTACTAGAACTTGAACTTGTACCTTTAGACTTTCTGATGCTGCTCAGAACGCCATCCAACTTACCACCAGTGCCATCATCATCGCTAGATGAAGACTTAGGTGCTGGTTTTTTCTCAGCAGGTTTAGAAAGTTCTGCTCTCTTTGATTTGATTCTATTTGCTTGGAACGTACCAACTGCCTTACCAGCATTGGCAGCAGCAGACTTACCTGCTGCCTTGATACCTTGCTTAGCAGCAGCACCTACTTTCTTAGCAGCAGCACCAACTTTGTCTCCTGCTTTCTTAGCAGCAGACTTGATGCGATCCATGCGAGAAGGGCCAGCAG